GAGCGGGCGAACGTAAACGGCAAACACATGCTGCAGCGCCGCGCCGCCTTCCTGCACGCGCTCCGTGCCAATGTAGGCGACCAACGCGCTGCCGACTTGGATTGCGTACGCAGCCTTGCCTACCCATGCCTCTGTGTCGCCATAAAAGCTGACGCCACCCGGGAGCGCAGGCTGCAGTTCGGGAATCCCAGCGATCAGGCCCACCAAGGCCTGGCCGAGATCGTCGGGATTAACCACCGACCCCGACCCTCCGGGCGGAGATGGTGAAGCCGCCGTATTCGTCCGGCCTTACGTTGTTGATGCGGTACTGCACGCCCCCAACGATCAATGTGTCCAGGCGAGCAGGAGCTTGACCGTCGCATTGCTGCAGGCTCATGAAGTAGCGCACGACGTTTCCGTCGGTCACTGATTCCTCGCCATCCGTGGGAAGCGGCGAAGCCGTCGTGTCGAACGGCTCCGCCGATCCGCGTTTGTATTGCACCGGATCACTGAGATGCTTTTCGAGCGCCTGGTGCAGCTTTGGCATGTTTTGCCGCAGCAAATTTGCCATGGTTATTGGATAAATCCAGAGATGCGGCCGGTAACTGCGTTGGGGGTTGCGCAGCTCCATCTGATACCGGCCGTCATTTTGGTTTTAGGCAGCACGATCGGATAGATGGAGCCAGCTCCGATCGCGCCGCTAGCAGTGTTCGGGATGAGCGGAATCGGCGTACCCTGCCGATCCGCCACGGAGCACTGCACATCGTTTTCGGTGACGTTCACCAGCGTGATGCCGGTGACCCAGATGTTTTGGTCGATGACCGTGGTGGGCGTCGACGGGATGAAGACGCCGTCCAGGTCGAATTCCTTCGAGAGGATGGGCCGCGAGACGAGCTGGTTCACTTGCGCGACCAAGTAGCCTGCAGCCAGGAGCGCGATGCACGTTAAGGATTTCAGCATTTGTTTCTCCGCAGAGCGAGAAGCAGCCTAGACTCCGCTTAGAACACTCGCACGGAAAGTTGCGTTGGGGCGATACGGCACCACGAGAGGGGCGGACTGAGTGAGGACAACGTCGCCAGACGGGTCTTCCTCCTCCCAAGACTTGGAGAAGTACGGCACTGCGACCAAGCCGGCCTTCTTATCCTTGATGGCGCCGAAGTGACGGGCGCCCTGCAACTTGCCGCACATGAGCACGGTACCCGTAGGCAGCATGTCTTGGGCCACGCCACTGTCGTCTTCGTACTCCGCGGTGTAGACCCAGATGTTGAACCCGTCGACAGTGCCCATGTATTCGGCGCCTTCTTCGGTTACTGCATCCTGCCTCATGGAAGGCGCCTGCGCCAAGGCCCTTTGCACCTCAAGCCGCTTTTGAACCGTGGGGTCTTCCTTGAAAACGTTCCAGGCGTCGATATCCATCGTGACGTTTCTGCCCGAAGAGCCGCTCCTTGAGAGGATCTCCTGGGACCACGTTTGCAGATTCTTGAGTGGCGAAACGCCAGACTGCCCCCAACGGTCGCCACCAGTCAAGATGACGGTCAGATTGGCATGGCGACCGTAGTCGACTTCCACAGTCTGATACCCATCTCCCGAGATCGTGACCTTGCCGGTACGCAGAATCTGGGCGGCCATCCACTCCATGCGGTAATCGATCATTGTCCTGTGCACCGTCAGCACGCTGTTGATGCGCATTTGCTGCCGCGCGGCCGCCGACAGATTGCCAGTGATCATCTCGCCAAACGCACGCTTAAAGGCTCCATCCATATCGAGGGGAGTTTTCTGCTTGATGTATGCAGGTGTGAAGGTCTTGGTCTGGTAACCCTCCTCCCGCACAATCTTCCCTTCGATCTTGGGCGAAACGAATGGCGCCAGCTTGCGCCGGTCCTTTGCCACGTCGAAGCTGATGTATTCCTTCTCAGACGTGAAGACGTCAGGGAAGAAGGTCTCCAAGAGGAACTGCGGCGGGACACGCAGGCTATTGACTACTCCCGTAAGAACTTGAGTGTCGTAGATATTGGGCATTAGGTCTCCTTAGCTGGCCACGCTCGGCAGAATGTCGATGCCCTTGACACGGAGACCCTCCCGCACACTCGCGGCGGTATGGCCCGTTCCCAAGGTTAGGCGTGCTTCCAGGAACTGCCCCTTGGAGTACGCGATGGTGGATTTGTCTGCGCTGGAGGCATTGGTATCTTCCGCGAGGACAAGGTCAGGGATCTGCGAGCCATCCGTCGCCGCAGCCAGGCTTAGCACGTATTTGCCCGACCCTGCCGCGACAGTGACATCGAAGCCGTCGCCGACGATAAAGTCGGTTGCGCCATCGGCGATCGCAAACTTGATCACATCGTCGAAGGCTCCGGCGCCGGCAGCCATCACGATCGTGCCGATCTGGATACCATCCGGATCTTCCACGATGAAGGTGCCGTTGTTTGCCGCGGCAATCACAAAGCGCACGCGGTAGATGCCCACTTTTGCGCCAGCCTTCACTGGCGTAGTGGCGTCCATGGTCAGGGTGCCATTGCCGGTATTGCCACCGGCTTTCGCGGCGGACACTGCGGACCCCACCGAGATTTTGCCAAGAACGGCGCCTCGGACTAAATTTTGTCCCGACGCCAAGATGATTGACCTCGACAGAGACGAACCCGCGACCAAAAGATTGTCGGGGCTGAACGATTCAGAAGTGAAAGATGCTCCCACTTAGTTGGCTCCTTTCGGCGAACTCCAGCTCGTGATCTGCTTCACCAGATCCGCAGCGGAGACTTCGGGATCGCCACCCTCAGCGCCGACGTTCGGATTCTTCACGCCGGCCATGGCTTGCGCGAGAGGATCGCCAGCGATAGGCACTTTCGCCAGAATGGGTTTTGCCATTTCCGCCGTCATGTTTTCTACCGCCACCAATTGTTGCGTCACCTCCTCGCGGCCCTTTGCTTCTGGCAGCGAGAGGATGTCGAAAATTCGTTTCCGCTCATCCGTGCGACCTTTCGCTTCGGCGGCGGTCAGGTCTTGTTGTGTTATTTGACCTTCCATACGACCTCCTTGTTGTTTCTGCGCGGCCAGGCCGCCAGAATTGTTTCCCTTTGCGGTTCGGAACGAGCGGAACAACTCTTTCCGCGTCATGATTCCATCCGCCATCCCCACACGCACCGCCTCTTCCGCGAAAACCATATCGCCGCGGCCAAAGTCCCTCAGGACATCCTCCACCTTTTTGCCGCGATACCCCGCGACCGACTCTACGAATATGCCGCCCATCGTGTTGGCCCAGGCCTGCAGCACGGCGCGGCCTTCTTCCGTCGACGGGTCCACACGCTTAAATGGGCTCTGTTCAGACACGATCTCGTAGGTTTTGACGCCATTCGCTGCGTCGCGACCCCTCGCATCCTTCATCGTTAGAACTATTCCAAGGCTTCCCACTTGGCTGGTCTGCCCGGACAGAATAATCTCATCCGATGCGGCAGCAGGCCAATAGGCTGCGCTGGCTGCCACGTTGTCGATAAAAGAGATTACTTTCTTCTGCGATCGCACTTCGCCCACCAACTTCGCAGCCTCTTCGATTCCCGCAGCTTGCCCACCAGGCGAATTGATGTCTAGCACGATCCGAGACGTCGTCGGGTCCTCAGCGGCCTTGACGAGAGACTCTTTGAAAGCTTCCAGAATCGTTCCACCAAAGCAGAACGCCATCAGGCCGTTCAGATAAGTTTGATCCTGAAAGATCGGCCCGCGCAGGCCCACGACAGCGGTGTCCCCTACAACACTAAAGTCTCCGCCTTGCTTGCCGTGCGCCGGCGCGGCATGAGCCGCAACGACATCCACATCGGCCATCGCTGCCGCGCAAATCGTGTCCAGCGCCGACTCCAAAATCAACCAAGGGCTAAGCGCTACTGCTGAGATTAAGTTCATGCCGCCACCTTTTCCTTGTTTTGCTCCGTCGCGGGCGTCGGCGCTTCGTCTTCCAACTCCAAGCGCTGCACAATCTTTTTTTCTTTCGCCAACTGCTCTAGCACTTCTTCGTAGTCCAGACCCTGCTCCCCGCACTCACGCTGCAGCGTGCTTACCTTGTTCTTGATTCGGCGGCGTGCACCCTCTGCCTCTTTGACTGGATCCACCCAGCCGCGCCCCGGCCAAATCCAAGCGGCTTTAGCGTATGCGTACCGATTCGCGTAATACTCCTTAAGCGTCACCATGTCGACGACCCGCTTCGAGATAGCTTCTTCGAGAAACAAGGCATAGACCTCATCCAGGAAAGTGACCTTCAGCCATTCCCTATGCGTGGCGAACATGCGGCCCGCTTCGAGGATTGCCGCGCGTGCGCTGGAATAATTTGTCTTACTGAAGTCCTTCATCAGGAGTTCGTAAGGCAGATTCAGCGAGGCCGCGATGTTACGGATGACGCTCTCAACAAACGGCCCAAATTGCTCTGATGGGCGGCCGGGGCTCCACGCGTTTAGCTTGGATCCTACAGGCAGGTTGAGGAACATTGCCCCCTTCATCTGCCTTGTGATTTCGCTTTTGTACTTTTCGTGAAGCTGGATTTGCGTGTTCTTATCCAGCGGGTCTTTCACGCCGAACAAATCGCCGGCGGTTTCGCCATCCAGGGGCGTTTCAATTGCGGCCGCAATGACGGCGTTCATGATTGCCGCCTCCAATTCCGTCCGCTGGTAACTATCCAGCATTCGGAATTGGGCTACCACGCTTGCCAGAACAGGCTTGCCGCGATTCTGGCCAGCGCGATCCGGGTAGAAAACATGCAGAACGCGCTTGCGGCCCCACTCTGTTTCGGCGGCTATTCTTTCCCAGCGGAACTGGTCATGCTGACCCCAGAGGTAGTAGCGGTCACCGGGATGCGAGGTCCGGATGTGATAGGCGACCGGCCTTCCGATCGCATTGATTTCCACCCCACCGCGAAGCTTGTCAGTATCCGCAGCATCCTGAGGATTACTCAGGCGATCCGATTCCACTGCCTGTAACTGCAACGCCCACTTACGTCCTCGCTCCGGCGGGACCCACAAAGGCAGCACTAAGCCCGACCCGTTGATGAGTGCCCCGTGAAACACTTGCCGAGTTAGAAGTCCTCCCGAAAGGTGGCCGTGGGCATCGCAATCGCGGGTTTCCCACCAGGACCGAAAGGCACTTTCGACCTGGCGCGAGAACTCGCCTTCCCATTCCTTGCTCTTTCCCAGCGCTCGATAGTCCGGCGTAGACGACAGCCGCGGGCCGGATCCAACAACGTTGTTTTCGAGCGTGGCAATCGCGCCGCCGGCGACGCCGTGATTCCGGTCGAGATCGCGGACGCGAGCTCGCATCGTATCCAGATCCGGATTGAGATCCGCATCCGGAGAGCCATGCGACACATGCCAGTTGGCGAAGGCGCGTTCGTTGCTGGCAGCCACGTGGGCCGCGGCGTCGACGTTGCGATCCTGCGCCTGGGCAGACGAGGGCGGCAGCCCCCAGAGAGCCGCGGTTGGTGCCGAGTTGAAAAGTTGCATTAGAAGAGGTAGATGGGCTGGTGGCCCGTTCCGCTTACCGAGT